GGCCTCGCCCTTTCCCACTTGAGAGGCATTCATGGCAGAAGAACAAAAGCGCGGCCCCGGTCGCCCCCCTAAAGTGCAGACAGTGGCGTGTGAGGTTCTGCGCGATTATTGGCCAACGGAAGACGGTCGCGTGCGCGCTGGCACGATTGTTGACCTCGATCCGGTTGACGCCATCGACAAGATCGAAGCCGGCATGGTGCGGAAGGTTCGGTAATGCCTCGCATCTACGATGGCGATTGGTATCTGTTCGACCACAACGAAAAGCTTGGTCGGACTGTCTGGGCGCTGAACAACGGCGACGGAACCACTACGTTCCGCACGGACTACCGGGTTGATCCGACTATTGACGCGAACACCGCGCAGCGCAACCTCGCGCAACCGGGCTGGAAAGGCGACTATCACCACGTCGCATCCGTGCCTCTCAATATCTTCTATGACCAGCTTGCAGAGGCGTCCCGGCAGCAGGACGACAAGTATATCAGCAAATGGCTGAATGACAGCGACAACGCCGCTTGGCGCAGCAAGGAAGGCCGTGTCTGATGACGGACGCCTCCACGTTTTTCAGTCTGCCTGTGGGGGCGAACCCTGACCGTGACCAGCGCGTCGGGACGGACGAATTGGGCCGTCCGGTCTATCGCGCGGGCAACGGTCAGCAGTATGCGCTTGGCGAGACGTATCGCCCGCAGCGCGAGACCGAGGCCGGATCGCTGGCCCGTGTGCGCGAGACGATTGGCAACCTGATCCGAGGGGCGGTTGACAGCGCGGTCAGCGGCGTGACGGCCCCTGCACGGGCTGCACGGGGCGAACCTGTGACCTACGGGGATGCGCTAGAGACGGCTGGCATGGCGCAGCTAGGCGGTGCTGCAATGCCTGCGCCGCGTGGCGCGTTGCGGTCGGGGGCGCTTCGGATGGCCGACGATGCAGCCGAAACCCCCGCGCAAACAGTTGCCCGCCTTCTCCGCGAGGGCCGCGCGTCTGAGGTCACAGACGACCTGATGGCGCAGGTCGATCCGCAGGAAATGGCGCGGCTTTACGAGAGCGGCGCGACGGGCATGGATATGCCGCTGGATGAGGCTTCGCGGATGGCGCGGGCGCGGGAAATGGGGTTTGATACGGACGTGTATCACGGGACGGCGGGCGATGATTTCTCGGCCTTTCGCCAAGGCTCGTCACCATCTTTGCCTGTAGATGGCGCGATATGGAGCAGCACATTGCCGGATGGCGGGGCGAACTTCATCGCTCAGTCTAGGGCGCAATCAGCGGGGCAAGATGCTGGGCGGGTAATTCCATTACGGGCAAGCACAGGGCGGGGATTGACGGTTGATGCGTCGGGCGCTCATGCGGTTGATGTCCGGGGGGTTAGAAATGCGGCGGCGGAATACGACGCTGTAACGCTTCAAAATGTGCGCGAGTTTGGACAGCCAGAATTGACGGAAAGCGTCGGCGTGTTTGATCCCACCAACATCCGCTCCCGCTTCGCCCGCTTTGACCCTCGCCTGTCTCACCTAGCCAACCTCAACGCCGCCAACGCCTCGCCCATGACCGGCTTGATGGGCGCGCAGGCGGGCAGCCGTGACGAAGAAATCCAGCGCCTCGCTGCTTACCTTGCCGCCAACGGGGGCTTAAACTGATGAGCGTATTTGCCGACTACATCGACCTCCGCACGGCTGTCATTGAGCAGATCGGCAATGCGGACATCAGCGACGTGTTCCCGCGCCTCGTGAAGATGGCCGAGGCGGATTTTAACCGCCGCCTTCGCTGCCGGGAGCAGATTACCGACCAGAACATCACCGCGTCCAATGGCGTGGCATCGCTGCCGAACGACATTGCCGAGCCTATCGGGCTGTTCAAGGCGAATGGCGAAGAACTGGTCGCCACGTCTCTCCAGGCATACGAGCGGCTGACCCGGAAGGATGGCTTCTACGCCATGCTGGCGAATGAAGTCGCGGCGCCTGATGCCGACTACACGTTTCGGTATTACGCGCAAATCCCGACGATCACCGGATTGCAAACCGCGACGAACTGGTTGTTGCAAAAGGCCCCCGAGCTTTATCTTTACGCGGTGGCGGAAAAGGCGGCAAAGCACCTGGCGAACGTCGAACTGGCGACGGCAACCGGCTCGCTGGCGGAAACCGAATATCGCAATGTTCTTGGGCAAGACAGTGCCGAGCGATTTGCGCGGGCGCGCGTGCGTGTCGGGGGGATTTGCCCATGACCCTGCTTTTGATCTGCCAAGCCTTAGCTAAGAACGTGGGGCTTGCGGTTCCTGACCAGATTGTGGGCTCTCCGCGCCGGGAATGGATTGAAGCGCGCGAATTTGCCAGTGAAGCCGGGCGTGAGCTTGCGCGCCGGGTGGATTGGTCCGCGCTTGCGAAGATCACTTCGATAACGGGTGTCGGCGTTTCGACCGCGCACGCGCTGCCAGCCGACTTTGGCCGGCTTCAACGCGGCGTTACTGTTACCAGCAACGGGCAGATCGTCCGTCCCCTGACGCGCGCGGAGTGGAACACGCTCACGCAAGTTGAAGGCGATCCGCGCTATTTTCTCCTTGAGAATGACACGATTAGCTTCTGGCCGTTCCTTGCTACTGGCGCGGTTGCGCAGGTCCGGTATCAGTCGAAAAATTGGCTGCCCGCGGGTGATGCTTTCACGGCAGACGATCAAACGACTGTTCTGGATGAAAACCTCTTGGTTATGGGCCTGATTGTGCGTTGGAGGCGGCAAAAAGGTATGCCATTCGAGGATTTTGAAGCCGAATACGAAGCGGCCCTGCGTGATAATGCCGGGTTCGACGGGCGGGCTCGGTTCTGATGTTTGTCCGCGAGAAAAGGCGGGCCCCACGGCACAAGACGCCGAACGGTCAGCCGACCCAGAAACGGCCCGCTTCGCCTTTTGCCTTTCCTGCCCCCGTGGCTGGGCTGTCCCTGGATCAGAACTCGGCGGTTCCAGCGCCCGGCACCGCCCGCGTTCTGAACAACTGGATTTGCACGACAACCGGCATCAAAGTCCGGGGCGGAATGCAGCGCCATGCTACGCTAGGCGGGGCTTGCACTTCATTGTTCGGCTACAAAGCGGGTCTGACCGCGCAACTTTTCGGCGCGACTGGCACTGCGATCTATGACATCACCACACCAGCCGATCCCGAAGTTGCGCCGACAGCGGATGTCACGGGGCAGACTTCGGGAGCCTACGCAGTCGCGCAATTCGCGGCATCTGGTGGAAATTTCCTTTATGCCGTCAATGGCGCAGACAAAGCGCTTCTCTACGACGGCACGACATGGACGGCGATAGACGGGTCTAGCTCTCCTGCAATCACGGGCGTGGCGACAGGGGCATTTACTCATGTGTGGTCTTACGCCAACCGGCTGTTTTTCGTTGAGGGTGGCACCTTTGACGCATGGTATTTGCCGGTGGACTCTATTGGCGGTTCGGCCACGTCCTTTTCGCTCCAAGGCGTATTCCGCAAGGGTGGGTCGCTCCTGTTCGGTGCGGTGTGGTCGAGCGACAGCGGCGCGGGCCTTGATGACCGTTGCGTGTTCGTCTCAAGCGAAGGAGAGGCGGCGGTTTATGAAGGGATCGACCCAGGCGCCGATTTTCGGCTTGTCGGCGTTTACGACCTTCCGCGGCCCATCGGGAAAAACAGCCATATCCAGGCGGGCGGTGACTTGCTGATCGCCACGAATGTCGGTTTGGTCTCGATTTCGTCGGCCGTTCAATCGGATGTGGCGGCCCTGCCTGGGCAAGCCTTTTCCCGAAGCATTGCGCCGCTTTGGCAAGAGCAGGCGGCCAGACTTGTATCGCAAGATTGGCAGATGATTAAGGTTCCGGCCGACAACATCATGATCGTGTCGCAGCCGACGCAACCACTCGCTTTGGTCGTAAACTTGCAGACAGGCGCGTGGTCAACGTGGACCGGCACCGACGCGCGTGGCTTGGCGCTGTTCAATGACAACGCATATTGCGGTGATGGCCTGGGGCGGGTGTTCCTGATGAACTCGGGCGGGAATGATGCCGGCGAGCCCTATACAGCGCGGTATTTGGGCAGCTTTGATCCGATGGGCTCGCCGGGAGTGACCAAATCCGTTCGCCAGGCGCGTTTGACGTTTCAAGTTGGGGGCACGTTTGAGCCGAGCGTTGCGTTCAAGACCGATTTTGATGAGATGGCATCGCCTGCCCCGCCGTCTCCGTCCGACTATTCCTCGGATGTGTGGGACATCGGCGTTTGGGGTGAAGCGCTTTGGGACGGCGCATCGCCCGCTATAAAGGTTCTCGGTTGGTCTGCGGTGGCTGCGACGGGCCGATTCTTTGCGCCCGAAGTGCAACTGACCTTTGGCATCGCGCCGACCCCTCGGGTCGAAATGGTTTCGATCGACGCCATGATTGACATGGGCGAAATGGTCACATGACGCCTTTTTGGGATGACCGTGTGGCAGGCTGGGTGGCCGCTAGGATACCGGGATGCGAACGCGGCTTTGGGCCATGCAAGGCAATGGGCGTGGTCAGTAAAGGCAAAATCGTTGCGGGCTTGGTTTTCCACAATTGGCAACCGGAACATGGGCTGATTGAGATTTCCGGGGCGGCAGAGGATCGGCGTTGGATGACGCGCAGGGTCATGGCCGAGGCTCTTGGATATGCCTTTGACCAAGTTGGCTGTCAAATGATCGTGGCCCAGCAGGATTTGGCGAATGAGGCGCCGCGCAAAGCGTGGTTGGCGCTCGGAGCCTCGGAATACATCATTCCAAGGCTGCGAGGGCGTGACCGCGACGGCAGCATCGTCACCCTGACCGCGGAACAATGGCAGGTCAGCAAGTTCAACAAGCCCAGCGAGGTGAAATATGGGAAAATCAAGCGCGCCCGCGCCTCCTGATCCAGTCCAAACCAGCGCTGCGCAGACAAGCGGGAATGTCTCGACGGCGATTGCCAACGCTTTCTTGACAAACATGGATGAAAGCAACCCGTGGGGCAGCCGCACGTTCGAGCAGACCGACAGCTATTCTTTCACCGACCCCTATACCGGCGAAAGTTACGAGATACCGCGTTTTTCGGTCGAAACCACGCTGTCGCCCGAACAGCGGGCCGCGCTTGACCAGTCCAATCAAGCGGAACTGAACCTTGCGTCAATCGCCAACGAGCGTTCCGGTTTTCTTGGCGATTATCTGGGCGAGGCGTTCAGCTATGATCCGACGCGGCACGTTGAATGGGCTTCGGGTCTGTATGATAATCTAAACGGCGATCGCACGGCGCAGCAGCAGGAATCGGCCCGCACCGAATTGGTCAACCGTGGCATCCGACCCGGAACGGAAATGTATGACCGGGAATTGCAGCGGCTGATGAAAACGCAAGAAGACGCCCGCAGCCAGTTCTTGTTGGACAGCTATGGGAAGGGGATGCAGACGGCTCTGACGGAACGGAACCAGCCGGTCAATGAAATCATCGGCCTTATGAGCGGGGCGCAGGTGCAGGCGCCAAACTTCTCGACAATGCCGAACGTCAGCGCGATGCCGACGACTGACAATGCTTCAATCATAAACAACAATTACAACCAGCGACTGTCCGCGTGGCAGCAGAACCAAGCGGCGCAAGGGTCTTTCCTGAGCGGCCTGGGGTCTTTGGCGGGCGGGCTCTTTACGATGTCTGACGCCAACGCCAAGGAAGAGATCGAGCAGATTGGCGAGACAGACGACGGCCAGCCGATCTACCGCTACCGCTACAAAGGAAGCCCGCGCACGGAAATCGGCTTGATGGCGCAGGACGTGGTGAAGCGCAACCCGGATGCGGTTCGGCGCAACCGCGCGACCGGCCTGATGGCGGTCGATTATGACAAGGCTTTGGGGGGCTGAGATATGTTTGGTCTTTTCAACATCGCGCCGGGTGCGACCCCGGAACAGATCGCGCGGAATCGTCGGATCATTGAGCAGATGATGCCACGCGGTGGGGCGCGCTATGTAGGCGAAGGGATGGTAGACTTGGCGTCGGGTATCGTTGCCGGCATTGCAGGCAATCGGATGAACCGCGCGGAAGATCGCAACCGAAACGCCGAACACAAGGCGGAAAAGGTGACGGCCGAAGACGACTTGATGGGGCAGATTATGTCGCGCGTGCAGGCGCGTGAACCGCAGCCTGTGGCCATGACAGGCGGCGCCGGTTCTGACGCATTGGCGGGTGGCGGGGGCTCTGATTTCTTGGCAGGCGGGTTTGGTGTTGATCCTGCAATGACTGCCATTGCGCCCGATGTGCCGTCTGCACTGCGCCAGAGGTCAGCGAGCCGCGAGGCGGGCCGCGTTCCAGAATATGTGCAAAACATGGCCGAGCACATGGCGGGCGGGTATGCGCCGGATGCGGTGGGCGCGGCTGGCGCGATCGGCGGCGCGCGACAAGGC